ACCCTTTGTGGGGGCTTTCTTGAGAGCTGATTTAGCATATCTCATTATATTCTATATTGAGAAAATAATTTTTCCTAAATGTTTCTATGTAAAAAACACTCAAAAAAGGAAATGAAGCAAGCCGGGGGTCGTACTAACCACCCGACCAAGTCGGGGGTTAGAGCGCATTCCGTATTGTCACTTTTATTGCCTCCTCCGGAGGGCGTGTCGCTCTTAAATAATTTATTAGAATATTTGCTTCACTTCGTCAATTCTTCTTAATAGCTCTTTGGCATCGCTGAATTGGCTAAACATTTCATAAGGGGAAAAGATTGAGGTAACTATTATATTTTTTGCTAAAAATTGTCGAGATGCACCTTTGGCCTCGACTCGAACCTCATACCTATCTAAAAGCTCCAATAACAAAGAATACATTTCTTTTGAATTATCCTTAATATCATCAATTAATACTTCGGCATGACTGTCATAACCGTCCCACCATTTTCCCGAGCTGTTAGTTTTTCTATATATATTTGGAAACCACTCGTAAGCCAGTCTCGTTTTTCCTACACCACTTTCGCCATAAATCCAGACGACAGTTGGTTTAAAATTTCTTGGTTTTTCTTTATATTTTAAGAGCATTTCTCCTATTTTAAGGGTTTGATAATTTGAGGCTATTTCGATGATTTCTCTCATACCCCCCCCTTGGAGAATTTCTTCTTTTACTGTTTTTATATCATTTCGTTTTCCCTGACTGGGTAAGGTGCCAAATTCTTTATAGGCACCATCTTTTTTACAATAATCACTGGCTTCACACCCAGTTCCTTTTTGCACCTCCAAATGGCAATGAGGAAGTAGTTTTGTAATTTTTGAAAACGACTTTGAATTTTCAAAATATACATAGCCTTGTAAATGGGGGGTGCCACTGTCACCCACCTCCTTACCATAAATTAAATAAGTAGCTGTTGATGCGACATCTTCCACTCGAAAGATGTCCTCATCATTATAATTGTTTCTTGTGAAACACCAACCGCGAGAACGAACATTCATCGTATATATTATATAAAGAAAAAAACTTTTCCTAAATTACACAGAAGTTTTTTACACAGAAGTTGGGGGTAATAATAGACCCCAACTTTTTGGCATCCAAAGGAATTTAATCAACTAAGGAATGTTATATTAATATATAACATTTCTTTATATTAGTTTTTACTAAATATATATATTTATATTTATGCATCTTCAAATTCTAAGGCTGAAGTAAATGTCATAGACATAACCTGAGGAGTCACACTGATAGGTGCGGTTCCATCTAGAAACACATAAGAAAATAATATCACAGGAGCGTAATTTATAGGACGAACATCTCCTGAAAAATTACCATTATATTTTAATAATTTATTTCTTAACTTAAGACTAAGATTAAAAAATTTTACTGATTGACGGGTTTCTTGCTGTCCTACATCAGTCAATAAACGAGGATTAGATACATAATATACTTTATCATGATAACAAGTAATAACATCGTGGTCTACAGGAGCATATAAACTTTCAATAGTTCCGTTGAGACCTATATTACCACCACCAATACGAAGGACATACGGCAACCACGAATTAAATTGAGTTGCCTCTAATGTAGAATTTGGAGCAAATTTTGGTTGACATACCAACATTCTTACTGCAATACGTGAGTAAGAGAGATTTCCAGACAAAGTAGAAATCATATGACCTTTGATTGTTAGTTTTTGTGCCCTAATATCGTCTCCAATACGTTGGCTTTCTGTAACACCTTGTGCTACTACTGGAACTACTTGTAATATATCCGCAGCGCTATCGGCGGCGGAATTAAAACTGGCTAAAGGATATGTAAGCCAGGCTTGTTTGTTTTCTACGTTCTTGCGAAGTATGGTATTAACCGTCTTAACAAGCGCTTTAGAAGGTTTAGCAGAGCGTTTGCGATACAATCGCTTACCCTTTGTGGGGGCTTTCTTGAGAGCTGATTTAGCATATCTCATTATATTCTATATTGAGAAAATAATTTTTCCTAAATGTTTCTATGTAAAAAACACTCAAAAAAGGAAATGAAGCAAG